CATGCTCTTTAATTACAGGCGCAGGTTCAGAATCTTTCCATGATGATAGTTCATCAAGAATACTAGCAATATCTTGCTCATAATCAAGCATAAATTTCGTCTTTCAATATCTTAGGCATTTCTTTGTTCATCGCTAATGCTCTAGTAACTAAAGCATTTCTCAACTCTTCTGTCGCTTCTACATCAATAACAAGATGGATTCTTTCTTCATTACCACCATTAATTGCTCTGTGTGGTTTTCGTGTATCGATATACCAACATTCACCAACCTTCATATTTACATCATATCTTTTACCATCTGCTAACCAATTGTTAAAAACCACTTTATCGTTTGTTGTGATTGGCCAATGAAGTCTCATTACTTTACCATCTGCAACTCCAGAATCGGCATCTACTTGGTCTGTGTGTCTAGCAAGTTCACCATCTCCTGGTGCTAGTTTCATGAAACGAATTCTATGAACAGCAGGAGTTTTTGTCCATTGTAAAAGTTCATTGATTTCAGGAAAATGTTGACGCAGTTCTGTATCTTGCAATTTAAAAACAATATCTTTATTTTCTTCTTGCCATTTATCATTCATCTCTTGTGGTTTAGTTATGAATGCGGGGTCGCTTGTATAACCACGCAAAGACAAAGCAGACCAAGATTTGTTTTTATTATAATTGCTGTAGTGATTTGTAAAGTCTAATTTTAAATTTAAAAGTTTCTGATGAATAGCAGTAATTAAATTTGAAGGAACATTACCCATATTAGTTAACCCAACATATTCAGAAGGATTAATGTCTTTTAAAACTTCTCTAGGTTCTAACGAGGTCATCGCATCTTTAAAATATACTGATATGACTTCAGCAAAAGATGTAAACTTGCAACCCACTTTTGTAAATCCTGCAAGTTCTAATGTAATGTTTGCATCAAAGTCTTCTGCCCAACAGAATGCCCAAGTAGATTCTGTATATTCAGATAAACGCTGGCGACACTTTTCTTTATCTACCCAACAAAAAGATTCAATTACTCTATCGCCTTTTTGTTTTTCAGCAAGAACAACATTAGGAAACATTTTGATTGGTGACTTGGTTTTTACAATCTTACTTTCAATAATGTAGTCATCTGTGATTTCCATTGTATCATCTGCTAGTGAAGAAGCAATGACATGCTTTTTCATTTGACTGAAAGGAGATAAAGAGAAGTAATTGTAATCTTTATATCTTGATTCAAGTTCAAGCAAGTAATCTAATTCGTAACCTTTTTGCCAAGTTTTCATATTTCAATTTCCTCATAAGGTTGATATAACTTTTGACCATTTTCGTAATTGTCACCATAGTAGATATATGATTTAGAAAAACTCACGCTTGCTCTCGGCATGCTTGGCATTGCCTGATGTGCTTTGTATCTTGGAATATAAAACATTTCGTTCGGATTTAATGTAAACTCATCATATAAACAACTTGAGTGGTCAGCGAGAGGGTCAGGATTATTACACACATCTACTTTCCAAGGAGTATTACCAATTAATTGCCAAATATAGACTGCCTCAGCATCGTTATGTAGTGGAAAGCTTTTTGAATGACTAGAGAATGAAACATAAATGTGTGCAGAATATAGTTTTGCTTCATCTCCAAATAAAAGTTCTCTTGCTTTTTTAATTTTAGGATTCAAATATCCATGCTGTAGTATGCACCCATAATATAAGTTATCCAACACCCTAAATGGAGCAATTTTTTTATCAATAGAATTTTCATCAAAAGTCATGTCTGGCTTTGGTTGACTTTTTATCCACCTGATATGCTTATCGTAACATTCAACGATTTCATTCCAATCAGGAAGTTCAAATTGTAATTTTTCTATTTTAGTTTTTATCATTTTGCAATCTGCGAAAAGTTCTGATATTTTTCAAACTTGATTACACTACGAAATTTATCAAACAATTGGTCGCCCTTGTGACTAATTACAAACACATTAGTCTCTTCACCAAGAGTGTTCAATAAACTCATTACATAGTCTGTACCATTGTTGTCTAAAGAAGAATCAAATATCTCATCAAGCATCAATAAATTTGTGTTGGCAGAGTTCTTCATTTTTGCAATTGTTCGCCAAGTAAATAATAATGCCAAATCGATTCTTTGTTTTTCGCCCTCACTAAATGATGAGTAAGAAAATTTGTCACGGTGTCTTGCTTTGATTGTTTCATTAAACGATTCATCAATCTCAAAGTGTGTAAAGAAGTCCATTGCAGTCAAATACTTATTCACCAACTTATTAATTACAGGAAGATATTGTCTAATGATTTTTGTTTTGATACCCGTATCTTTAAGCATCAAAGTAGCAATATCATAATAATGTCGCTCTTCATTCAAAGTTGATTTTGATTTTGAATCATCAATTGCCTTCTTAGCATACTCTTTTAATTTTTCACGCTCAATTGTAATTTGTTCGCCATCAACATTTGCATTTTCTGATTCAGTTTTCAATTGCTTATTCATTTTTAAAAGCATTGAAATTTGATTGTTCGATGTGGAAATACTTATATTCTTGTCTAAGATTTCTTTCTGAACAGAATTGATTTCTGTCAATCTTTCGCCAAGTTTTTCTAGTGCCACATCTAAAGTAGAAATGTCATGAACCTTTTGGTCCAACTCTTCTTTCATTTTAGATACTATAGATTCTTTATGCTCATGTGGAATACCTTGCTCACACGATGGGCAAGTTGAATTTGAATCAAAGAAACTAATGTGTTCTGCAATATCTTTTAATTTACTCTTCTTAGCACTAATACCTTTTTTAGCAAGTTCAATATCCTTATTGACTTTATCCAAATCATTAATTGAATTTTGTAAAGTATTTACTTCAGCAATCAAAACATTCATGTTTGTTGTGATTGTTTCCATCTCTGTGGAGTTAGTAGTAATCTTAGCAAGAATCTCATCAACTCTTTTTTGTTTCATATCTTCAAGTTGTTGAATATAACCCTCTTGCATCTTTGCTTTTTCTCTTAGAAACTCAATATTAGTTTCAAGTGTTTTAATTGCATCTTTGATTGATGCATATTTTTCTTTCAATACAACATTCATTGTTGAGAAGATTTTAATGTCAAGCAAATCTTCAATAATTGCTCTTCTATCTGCGGCAGGCAATTGCATGAAAGGTGTAAATGATGCGCTACCTAAAATAACGATTTGAGTAAATGATTTGAAGTTTAGTTTTAGAATCTGCTCTTCAAGAACTTTTTGATAATCTTTGACTGCGGCATCTTGATTGAGCAATTCATTGTTCACATAGATTTCAAACAGATTAGGTTTAATACCACGAACAATTCTATACTCTTTACCGTTTGTCGAAAATGTGATTGTTACCAAACAGTTTTTCTGATTGATAGAGTTAACTAGTTGTGGTTTATTAATCTCACGAAATGGTTTGCCAAACAAAGCAAAACAAATCGCATCAAGAATAGTAGACTTACCTGCACCATTTTCTCCTACGATTAGTGTGGTGCTTGTTCTATCTAGTTTTACTTTTGTTTCTGAGTTGCCTGTTGATAAAAAATTCTGCCAAGAAATTTCTTTGAATTTAATCATTAATTAGTTTCTTCGTAATTTTGTGCTTCCACATAAAGTGTTTTCATAACAGTTTTTAATTTCTCTTTGTCACAATCAATTTCATAAGAATCAATATAATTTGATAAGAGATTTACTGTATCCTGAACATCAATGTCTTCATCCGTTAATGCCTCATTTTCGAACATATTCAAATCTTCGATAATTTTTAATTCTTGTAACTGAGCATTATACAACGATTCAACATATTTGTCAAACTTGTAGTAGTCAGTTTTGTTAATTACTACCAATTTAATAAAGGCATCTTTGTATTTACTCAAGTCTTCGGCAAACAATTCTGCGTTTGTTTCATCATAGATGATTTTATGGAAGATTGTGTATGGGTTTGGAACAAAGGTGAGTTCGTGAGTATCTGTATCGAAAATGTGGAATCCTTTTTGGTCTCCATAGTCTGACCATGTAAACTCATAAGTATTGCCAAGATAAACAATATTGTTATCAGTAGATTTATGGTGGAAATGGCCAGAACACACCAAATCAAATTTATCAAATATCTTCCTGTCGAGACCTTCTTCATTCACCTGCCCCTTATACATTTGAAACCCTGCAATTTCAAAATGACCAAAACAAACTGGCGCAGTAGTTTCATTAATCATTTTCAAACTCTCTTCATAATTACCAGAATTAATCCATGGCATAAAAAGAATTTCACAACCATCAAAATTCACAACCTTTGATTCAGAATAAATCCAAGGTTCATTAAGACCATCGTAGGTTGTGCATAGATTTTCAATTGCGTTTACTTTGTTTGTATTTTTAAAATATGTGTCGTGATTACCAATAAGAATATGAGTGTCGATGCCTTCTTTCCAAAGGCGTTTCATAAAACGATTTTGAAAGTCCCATGCTATGTTGTGATTAATAAATTTTCTTCTATCAACCACATCACCCAAATGAATTACAGACTTAATGTTGTTTTCTTTCATATATGGGAAAAAAATGTTCTCCCAAAATTTAAAAAAGAATTCATTAAATATTGGACTATCACCTCTAGCACCAAAATGTGTATCGGTAATTAAAGCAATTTTCATTATTCTTCCTCATGTAATTTGTAGATGAAATCTCTGTGTTTCATCTTTATCGCTTTAGTATCTTCTTTTCTTTGTTTAATTTTTTCTGCTTGCTCGATTTTATAACGGTCATAATAACCTTTAAGTTCCATTTCTTCTTTAATAGCAGACTTATCAAACCATTCTATCGCATTTAACAACTGAATAAAATTGTTTTGTTGGAATAGAACATGTGGTCTATATTCAAATTCCCATTTTCTAGGTAAGCGAGTTTTCCAAGAATGTATTTTTTGTTTGAGTTCTTCTGGTAAAGGAAGATTAGAAACATCTTTCCAAAATGGAGTATCTTCTCTTGCGTTCACATAATGTAAGCGAACAAATTCAAAAAGATTATTCATGAAATATTGCATAACATCATTAAAACGCTTTGCTTGATATTCTTGATTTTTTCTATATGCCGGCAATAAATCAGCAAGTAAGAATGCTTGTTGTAGTCCTGTTCCAATTGCTGTTGCTTCGATGGGTTCAAAAAATGAACCCGATATGCCTACAGCACATACATTATTTTTCCAAAACTTATTGAGATATCCTGGTTCAAATTTAACATCTCTAGCAATTTCAATAGAATGACCTAGTAAATCTTCAACTTCTTTTTTCGCTTCTTCAACGCTAATGTGTTTGTCTGAAAAAACATAACCGTTACCTGTTCTACCATAAACAGGAATACGCCACATCCATCCTGCTTTCATTGCCTTTGAAATTGTTAATGCAGGATAATCTGGTAACTCATCTGTAGGAAATGCTATTGCATGATTCAACAATAGTTGGTCTGACTTAGAAATAAATTCAACATCTTCATATTTACCTAAAAGTTCTCTTCTAAATCCAGAGCAATCAACATAAAAATCTGCTCTATAGACAGTTTCTTCTCCATGTAAACTCACAATGTTTTGTTTGTCATCTTTATCAACTGATTTAATTTTATCATCAATAATTTTAATTTTATTTAATTCACATTGTTTGACAAGAAAATCATTTAATTTAAAAGTATTGAAATGAAACTGGTTTGGTGGAGAATTTTCTTGAACAATATTTTCAATTAAATGTGGGTCTACTGTTGCGTCTGAATCGTCATTGTCAATTAGAATACCACCCATCATATATTCATACTGGTCATCGTTGGCCAAAACTAAATCACTAAGAGAATGAATGTAGTGTGTTCCTTCGCCACACCAACCATCAAAATAAATTCCATACTTTAAAGAACCACCCGTATCACGAACCATATCCCATCTTGAGATTCCTAGAAGTTCTCTAAACTTATTTAAATGCTCTGTGCTACCTTCTCCAACACCGATAATACCAATTTGTGATGAACCTATTACTGTCACATCAAGTTCAGGCAATTTCTTTTTTAAAATGAGTGCTGTTGTAAGACCTGTTGTGCCTGCACCCAATACTGTAATCGATTTAATTTCCATCTTTATTCTCGTCCTCGTCTAAATCATCCGTAATTTCAAATTCATCATCATCGTCTTCTTCTTGCTCATCCATAAAAGTTTCTAATGATTTCTTTTTTGATTTTTTATTTCTTTTTTCTTGAATTTCTTTTGTATCAAGATTAGTTAAGTTTCCTCTGAGATATTCAATGTATGTATTTTTGAACATTGTTCCTTCTTCACCGTCAGGAAGTTCAAGTTCTTGTTCCAAATCCATATTCTCTAGATATCTGATTTTTAGGTCAATTTGTTTTTTCTCTTTTATAATTCTTCGGAGAAAAGCATAGTAAATAATTTGAGTAAAGTATGCAAATGGATTATCAGACTTATCGGGATTAAAGTTATCCATATACATCAAACAGTTTTCAATACCGTCTGATATCATGTCTGCTTTAAAGGTATAGTTGATAAAGTTTGGTCGATATGATAAATGCTCGGCAATTTTCATAAAGCATTCACCAATGTATCTAGGCACAACAGGTCTTTCCAAATTATTATCTTTGGCATTATTGACTGCGGCCTTGAATTCTATAAGTGCTTTTAGAAAATCAGCATTCTTTACATAATGTTTATTTGAACTTTTTTCTGTTTTTTCTTCTTCCATATTGTACCCACTTTTTACATAATTGTTTCTTATAATACACAAAATGGCATTATTTGTCAATAATAATGAACATTTATATTTTTAAATATACCATAAAAAACTATTGATTTTTTATTGACACCGGTGCATAATCACGGGTGTTGTCCCTTCAATGAATAGTTTTCTTTTTACTATCACCTATGATTTCATCTAGTAAATCTACTGCCTCTGATAAACTCTCTTCGACTGTAGGTTCTTCCTCTTCTTCTTCACCCTCACCAAAGAAAATTTCTTCTCCAGCATCATTCATTTGACCAACTGCTCTTTTATAATGTTCCTGTACCATTTTTCTCACTTCAACAGAAAGTAAAACATCATCAGGCTTTAGTGCGAATGTTTTCTGTTCTGATACTGACACAAATGGACCAAATAAAATATTTTCTACTAATCCACCATCTGGTTTTTGAAAATACTGAGATTTGTAAACAACAGGATTTGTGATAACAACTTTATTCTCTTCTTCATGAACAAACGCAATCACATCTTGCCCGTTGGTAAGTTTTAGTGCTTTGATAGTTTCGTTCATTTTAGGTCTACCTTTATTAATTTATATTCAAAATTTTCTTCATTATAAATTTTAATTCTTTCCATCATATGTTCTAATGTAAAGTTTTTTCTTGCCTTCCAAGACAAATCATCTCCTATATCATATAGCGTTGCGCTATCTTTTGTATCACTTGTTCTTAAACCACGACCTATTGATTGCAAATTACGAATGCGAGATTTAGATGGACTAGCAAAAATAACATTATGTAAATTACGAATGTTAATTCCTGTAGAGAAAGTTCCATATGACGCAATAATTATAGCGTCATGTTCTTTTTCTGTAATCTCACGAATTTCTTCTCTAGTTTCCGTATCAGTATTACCATAAACAAAAAATACTTTTTGGTCTTTTCTAGCACTAGATGCAATTAAAGGATATAAAATCTTTCCGTGCTTTTCTACCAATTGATATAATATTAGAGTGTTGCCTTTTAACTTTAGACAAAGATTTTTAATAAAGTTATTTCGTGCTTCCCACTTAACAAGAAAATCAATCTCTTCTGAATATTTAGCGTCTTTTAATTCTTTTCTTACAGCATCAGGATAGTTTAAAAGAATACAATATATTTGTAACTTTGCTACCGTATTTTCTTTCATCAAAGATTTTGTTGTAGTAACTTTCTTAACTTGACCAAATAATCCTTCTAATACTAGTTTATGTGTTTTAGTTCCGTCAAGTGTTCCTGTGGTACCAATGCGCCATAAAGCATTAACACATTTTTCCATTATTGATGTAAGAGACTTTGCTTTAAACTGATGTGCTTCATCTCCAAATACAGCACCAAAGTTTTGAAAATATTGTGCTGGCATTTGATATACAGACTGCCAAGTTGTAATTGTGATAGGTTTATTTGTGTATTTACTTTTACCTTGGTAAACTCTATGACAATTCTCATTCACATCCCAATCGCTATCAGAAGCATAGTCTTTAAAGTCATTATACATTTGCTCAACAAGAGATGTTGTTGGAACAACAATTAAAATTGGTCGTTGGTCTAACTCTTGAATTGCTCTAATCAAACAATAGATGATTAAAGATTTACCTGATGCGGTAGGAGATAGTAATAGAGCCTTTTCATTTGTTAGTGCATGATATACTGCATCTAATTGGTAATCACGAATCTGTATCTCTTGACCTTTACTTCTAAGTTTGAGAAACTTGATAAACTTTTCCGTAATATCTTTTGAATGAATGTATGTTTTGGGTTTTACTCCTCCGTAAATCTCATTGTCAAGATATTCAATGGTGTAATTTCTTTGTCTTGCAAATTCTATTACATGATTAACTAGACCGCCATAGATTGATTTTGTCCACACATTATAAAGGCGAATTTTTCCATCCCACATCTTTGCTCTATACTGTGGAGTGAATTGTGCGCCAGGAACTTGAAAAGTAAAAAAATCTTGCAGTTCATATGCTGTGCTTACATCGCAATCAATTTTCAAGAAAACTTCGTTTCTTTTAGCAATCTTTAAATCAGACAATTATCCTACAATCCCATTAGTAAATTTTGCCCATTCGATTGCAGATTTGATATCCCAACCTCTTGAGTTGATACTTCTTATGATTTGTTCTAATTGAAAATGAATTGCTTCGATATAGGCAATCTTATCTTGAAGTTTAATTAAGTCTTCATCACCTTGAAGAAATTCATCCATTTCATTTTTTAAGGGTTTTGTTCCTTGCCATTGCGACCAACCTAAAGTAGATAATTCGTCTTTGCTCATTTCGCCACGATAATATCTAAATTTATTTCTACGCAAGCGGTCATAGTCGCTCATAGCCTTGCGTAATTGTAATTTAACGCTAGACATAATGTTAATGTATTTGGCGTGTTTGATGGGCGTATTGAGTGCTTCATGCCCTAATTGTGTGCTGTCAATTCGACAGTCTTCTGACCAAAGTTTTTGTAACTCATCTAATTGCATAATCTCTCCAAAAAGTTATATTACCACTTATGACAATGGCAGTATAACACAAAAATTAAATTATTTCAATATCATAGTATTTAAATTTAAAGGAAGCGGTACCTACCAAATAGTCTAAAGTGGTATTGGTAGTATCAAATACTAGACCTTCTAATCCAGTAGGGAAGCAATCACGGAAAAAGATTTGTGCCCTTACCATATTGTTTGAACCTAGAATTGATAGAGTAGCATCTGTTAATAATGATTGAATATTTGAACCTGTTTCTCCATCAGGCATTCCACCGACACCTTGCAAATATTTTGCTTTTTCGTTTGCTCTTGTAAAGGCATAGTATTCTTCGGAAGAATAAAACTTAGATTGATTGCGAATTAAATCATATAGTGATTTGTAGTTTGAGAAATCTTCGCTAATCAAAAATGTAATTTGTAACTCACCAAAGTTTGCCTTATCTCCAGGAATTGCATAATCTAAATTTGGAGTTACTACTGTAGCAAATCCATAATTGATAGCAGGAATATTTGCAGTTTGACAATTGTAGACCACACCAGAAATTTGGTCTAATTGAAACTTAAAGGCGGTAGGTTGTATGAATCCTGTGCCTGTAGTCGCTTGACCATCGTAGGTGTTAAGACCGATTGTATTAGTAAATGCCATTCTTCTTCTCGCTAGAGTATGATATTACTATTTATGAAAGAAAAAAAAGGGAGCATTTCTGCTCCCTTCTTAATTCCCTTCTACGAGGGCTACATCAATATTACATTAAGTTAGTTACTTTAACTTTTCTGTAGTATACATTCTGACCAGAAGTCAATGAAGTGAATGGGTTTGCAACCATGCCGTAGCGTGTTTTGAAACCGATTTTTGGTTGGAAAGAACCAGTATCAGTTGCACGAACCATTTGTAGAGGAACATATGGGCAGTAGAATAGACCTGCGTCATACTGATTTGTTCCTTTGTAACCAACAACATAGAATTGTGTTGCGGCACCGTTTGCTGAGTATGGGTCGATGAATACTTTCATCTTGCCTAATGTACCAGCAAATGTGTTACCTGCATCGTCAACTTCTAAACTTCCTGTTGCTGTAGAATAATCTAAAGCACCAGCCATGTTCAATGCAGATGCAACATCTGCTGAACAGATTAGAATGTTACCTTTGCCACGGCGTGTTTCTTGAGCAATACGGTTCGCATCTCTTTCGATTTGGAACAATAGACCCTTGAAACGCTCTGCGGACCAACGACCATTTGAATCAACATCTAGGTCAAATGTACCTGGAGTTGTTGTTAGGTCTGCACCTGCTTTACCAGCTGCGTAGATTGTTCTAACAACTTCACGGTTGATTTCAGCAAGCAATTCACCTGAAAGGATGTTGCTTAACTCTGTCTCAGCATCTAGACCATGAACTGCTCTTAGGTCTTGTGCTAATTCTAGAGTGTATTCTGCTTTCAACGCACGGCTCTTTGCAGTAACGCTTGTCTTCTCAATTGAGAAAGCCATTTCGTTAAATGTGCCTGAACCTGCTGTGCCTAATGCTTCAGCATCGGCAGTTGCTAGACCTGTACCAGTTGTATCAGTACCAGAAGTCCAGTTAGAACCTGCATGTGTACCTGTACCACCGAAGTCTGTGTCTGCTTCGTTGAATAGAGCCTCAGTACCACCTTGTGTAGAGTAGCGAGACTTCATTGCGAAGATTAGACCAGTTGGTTGTGTCATTGGTTGAACGCCAGCAATGTCATAAGCAATCAACTGAGGTGCTGAACGGCGAACTAAGCCGATTAACACAGGGTCGAACTTAGCAACACCACCTGAATCAGGCATAGCACCTGCGGCGTTTGCTGGAGCGGCTTCTGTAAGATACTCACGCTCTTCACGCAATGCTTTTTCTTGGTTCTCTAATAGAACTGCTGTAACTGCTTTGCGATAAGAGTCTTTAATTGGAGGTAGTTCGCCATGCTCAATGACTGGCGCCCACTTCTGTTGTAGTTGTTCAGA